CACTGGCCCGAAGGCAGCCAGGGCACGGACGTATAATCGCAGAAGGTTTGGTGGTGCAGGTTGCTGAAGCGGTAGATATTACCCCGAATCATGGGGCGCAGAATCTTGTTCACGTGCTCCTCCTTCATCAGGGCTGACTCGTCAATGTGGCCGAAGTCGTAGTTACCACTCCGGGCCAGCTCGGCCCGGTCCATGCTCAGCATCTGGATGGTGTAGCCGTTGAGAAACGTAATCATGTTCTAGTAATTGCTAGGGGGCTGATAGGGTTTAATCCTCTCATCTGGTGGGCGTTTACCTTTCACGTAGTGGCCAAAACCGGACTTCGAGTCGTACTCGCGCAGCCCGTGGGCCTCCCAGGCCCCTTCCATCGCCGGCACCGTGTTGCTCGTGAGCTGGGTGTAGGTCAGGCCCGCCAAAAAGCCCTTAGCCCGGGGCAGGTAGTTCAGCTGCACCCGCGTCTCGTGGCCGGCCACGGTGGTCTTGCCCGAGCCCCGGCCGCCGACAAAGCTGCGGCGCTTTTGCTTGGCGGCCAGGAATTGCCGCTGCTTTTCGTTGACGTAGATGCGCCGGGCGGTATTATTCTTCATCTACGGGGCCGCTTACGTCCTCAAAGTCAATATTCTGTGTTTCCTGTTCGCGCAGCACGCGCACGTCGGTGCTGAAGTCCATCGGCACGGGGATGAGGAAGGCTTGGGGGTCAAGCAGCGTCTTTTCGGGCTCTAACAGCCCCTGGAGCTTATCGCCCAGCTCGGTAGCCCGAATGGCGGCATTGATGTCGCCATCCTTGCGCGCCAGGTTGGCCAGCAGCTTGTAATTCTCGATAGCAATGACGCGCTGGCCCTTCTTATCGACTTCTTCAATACTCCCATAAAGCGTGACGCTTTCGCGCACGATGGCGTAGAGCTGCGGCTGGCTCAGCTCAAATTCCTTCTCCAGCGTGGCAATTACCTGGTTGCGGCTGAAGCCCAGGCACAGCAGCGCGTGCGCCTTGCGGTACTTAGCCAACATTTCCAGCTCCTCGTCCTTGAGGTCGGCTCCTTCCATCAGGTGCGACCTGTATTTGTCAATCTTGTCCGGTTTCTTCAGCTGTTTCATAAAAAGCGGGATTACACCATCAAGATGTAACCCTGCCTCAAGCAGCAGTAGGACGGGATTACGCCGGGGCGGTGGCGCCAAACGTGAGCTGACCATCTTTCACAGCCGGCCGTGAAGCCAGCGGTGTTCGAAAGCCAACAGCGCATGAAAAAGCGCTAGGTGGCAGTTACCGAGGACTTGGCAGTAATTTGCATCATGCAGCTAAACAAGAATTCTTACTTCCTCGCCACCTTACTGATAAGTATTTTACTAGCAGCGGTCACCGCGTTACCTGCCCATGCTGCATCAGATACTGCCTTCGATAAGTTAACAATAGAGGACCTATACTTCGGTTTATTCGTAGTTGTACCAAGCATAGTGGCGTGCATTGTTGCATCTATCGTGTTATCAGGGCATTATGGATTCAAGTCAAATCCTATTCTCGCCGAAAGGATTTGCTACTCGCTTGGGGCAATTCTTGTGGTCAAGGCAGCGAGCGCGGAGCGCCTGCCAGCAACAACATCTACTGTGCTTGCCCTTGCTGCGAGCGCATTAACCTACTACATCTTCTCGCGCCTAAGACCTAATGGGTAGCCAAACAGCATAACCTGGCCACTTCGACGCCGCCTGCCGTGCTTACTGATACGTGGTCAGCTCACTGGTAATCAGCTCAAGTAGCGCATAGCAGAAAGCCCCTGGCGATAGTCGCCAGGGGCTTTCTTGTGGAAGACGCTTAGCTATTTCTGCGTTTCAGTAGGCGCGGCCTCTACTTCACCTACGTCAACACTGTCGTTTGCACTCGTAACCCGAGTTACGGCGAATGAGTCGCTGCCTATTTGTATGACTGCAAACTGGCTGTAAGAAGTGCCTGACGAAGTATAGGGGGCAGCTTGTACGGGGTTACCGTTCACAAGGACAGTCACCACTATTTCACCTACTAAGCAGACACCGCGGCTACTGGCCTCCCAGCATTTGCCGGGAGCAATGGTAAACTGGTCATTGCCGCAATATGCGCTCTCGTAGATTACTTGGCCTGAAACAGGGTAAAGAGTCGAGTTGCAGATATTAACAAGAGGGTAGGCCATGGTAGTTTTTTCTTAAACGTCTAAAAGACCGTTTCTTAGACAAAGCAAAAGTCCCCTATCAAGTAAGCTGAAACTAGCGTAGAAATACCCCTATTTAAAACTCAGGTATTTCTACGCGAAATGCTTTCATCAGTGCTGCTGGCAAAATGGTAGCTCATTTATCGTTGCTGCCAGGCGAAGAAAGGGCGAGGATGCCGGCGCCCCCGTGCCCGCTGGTTCTCGCGCGGCCGGTGGTGGGCTCCCATCCCCCGGCTTGCACCAATGCCTCCAGAGTATCGGCTAAGGTATCGGGCGTAGGATGCTGCATAAACTCCTGACCAATAGTAAACGGCAACCACGCATAGTGTGTTAATTGCTGGCTTGGCCAACTTGCCAGCAGTTTTGGTGATACCCGCTGCCAGATGGTGGAAAAGCTGAGCGGCAGACCTTTCACATTCACCCTTTTCTCGCGCACAAAGCGTAGGCGGCTGGCCTCCTCCAACCAGGTAATTCCGGACTGCATGCGCCGCATGTTGTCCGCCACCCATCCTGGGCCACTCTCCCCGGCTACGCGGCCTAGCATGTCGTGCATCCAGGGATTAATCCAAAAATTCAAGGTTTTCTCAATCAGCAACTGTTGCTGTGCCAATGACTCGGGCCAGTGCTGCTCTTGCAAAGCGCCAGCCCATTCTTCCTTGCGCTCGTCTAACCGGGCCAGCACCAAAAACAGGCCAACCTGTTCGTCAAAATCCCCGCTGCCTAATACGGCTTGAATAGCTTTGCGATACAATTCTCGCTCCGATACCTTATAAAGCCCTACCAAACTCTCAGCCGTGTCGAGGTGCGACAAGCGTAGTAGTTGGAGCGTACTGGCTAATACAAGGCTCCGATATTTTGGCTGCATGGCCATGATACCTTCCTCCAGCATATCAAGGGCCACTCGCGACCCGACCCGCTTACGGGCAAGCAATATGTCGTCTGCCTCATCTAGTTCCCGGCACAACTGCATGACCATGTCGCGGTCCCGCGTATTCTGCTGAGCAAATGCTTGGCCTATGGCAAACAGCAGGGTATTACGCCAGTAGGGTATCGGGGCAATGGCCCGCAATCGCTCTTTTACTACGTCGTACTCCTCCCGCATCAGGGCGCGCGCCGCCGAGAATTCCTGTAATGACCTCACCTCAAAGCTGTAGCGGCCATCTTCCGGGGTTATAATAAACACAAGACGGTCCAGGGCAACGTGCATAATAGTATCCGTCAGCCAATCTAACTCTTCTCCGCTGTACTCCTCTTGCACTAAGTAATTATATACCAAGCACCGCAGCCGTTCAGGCGAGATGTAACCCTCCATTTTATCTATCGACTCCCCTTCTACCTGCAGCAGCAGGCCAATGCGGTCGTGCAAAATTTCAAGGGTCTTGCGGTGGTCAGTCAGCACTTGCGACAGGGTGAGCCCGCGTTGCTGCTACGGCATCCAGCACCTCCATCCGGTTATTGACTGCCGGCACCTCGTCCAGCCCATCAAACACCACAAATAGAGCCGAGTTGGTTAGCATCAGCTCCGCATCTTGCGCGGTAAAGGAGCGCTTGGAGCGCTTATGCACTTGAGCGGCGATATACTCCAAAACGGAACCAACTTCCCCTTGAGCCAGTGCTCCAGCAAATTCCTGCAAGATGATGCGAAACGGCCAGCGGGGACAGGTGGGCAAACCAGTTCCCGACTCAGCAGCAGCTTGTTCTATCACCTGTAGCGTGCGATTCGTCTCGAACTCCAGCGTTCTAGTTGTATCTGCCCTAAGCAGCGCGGCACGGTAGCGTTGTGCCAGAAATTGGCCTAGCGTACTTTTTCCTTGCCCTGGTCCTCCTACAATGACAAAGCGGGAAGGCCCATATTTTTCCTCTGGAATAGAATCAAAAATTTCCGCAATACGCGCTTGCTCCTCCTCATCCTCCTCACCCAAGTCAGATTCGGCTTCCTCATACTCTTCCTCGTCCATGTGTGCCCGCCACGACTCGCCACTTAGTTGACGCTCCTCTCTGAGCAGCGTTGGGTGCAGTGGTCGGTCAGCCTTTTGCTGTACCTCCTGCACCACATATACCACTTGCTCGGGGCTTGATTCAGGTACCGCCTGCAAGTCTACAAACACTCGCGCTAGAGGGGGACGACTATCACTGGCATGACCGGCCTGGGCCAGTAGGACGAATTGGTCAATCCGCAATTCTTCCTGCAGGAAAACTGATAGCGTCGTTTCTACACCCTGCTGATGCGAAAGGAACGCCTGCGCAACGTGGTGAATAAGATTGCCAGAATGTAACAAGCCAAACCGCTCAGCAACTTTGGGGGTGATGTCTACTAAGTTGTTGAGTTTGTCCCGGTCCCACACATCTGCTTCCTTAATACCTAGCTCCCCTTTCCAGTAGTTGAGGCGCTCCACAAATCTATCCTTACCCCCGGTATCCTGCTGCGCCGACAGGTGAGCGTTGGTGATAAAGAGAAAGTAATCTGGTCTTCTGCGCTTCCGCTTAGCAGTTTTATACCGCTCCATCTCTCTGTTGAGCTCCTTAATCGCCCAATCTGCTTCATCCTTAGGCGTTGCTCCCCGTGCCTGCTTCTACTTGCACTGAACTACTAAGTAGCCATTCCACAATGGACCGGCTAACCAATATTTCATCTACCCTTCGAAGGTTGCTTCTCGCCCGCCATCAGCGCCCGTAGTATATGGGCGCAGGCCGCGAGCAATGTGTTCGGCAAATAGCGCATTTGCCATGTGCTCGAAATTCTTATCACTCAAGTGCTCAAAGTCAAAATCAGGCATAGGGAACAACTATAAGGTAGGACAGTACTATTCCTCTAGGCAAAGAACGTCACGGCATTTGTGAATGGCATAGTTATAAAGTTTCATTCTACCTTGCCCACCTATGGAAGTAACCTGCCAGCTGCGCCTGGGCCAACTCACTAAGAGCGGCCAGGCCCAAATCCAGCTTACCTACTGCTGGGACGGCCAGCGCCTGCGCGTGGGCGCCGGGGAGAAGTGCCTGCCCAAGCACTGGGACGCCAAGCGCCAGCGCGTCAAAAACAAGCCCGACGCCTACGCAGACGCCATCAACCAGGTGCTCGACGACCACACCGCCGCCGCCCAGGCCTTGCACCGCGCCGCCCAGGGCGCGCCCCTGGGCAAGGACCAGCTGCACGCCGGCATCGCCCAGCACGTGGCCGCGCTCGTAGCCGCCCGCACCGGCCAGGCCCCGCTGCCCCCGCCGCCCAAAATCGTCCTCACTTTCCTCGACTACTTCGACCAGTGGATTACCGAGGAGGAAGACAAGGTATCGGTGCGCACCGGGCGCCTACTCTCGCCCGACACCATCTGGACCCACCGGGCCGTGCGCAAGGAACTGGCCGCTTTCGCTGCCCACTGCCGCCAGCCCCTCTCCTTCGAGGGGCTCACCAAGGCCTTCTACGACGGGCTGCGCAACTACATGCTCGGCGTGGCCGGCCGCAGCCCGCGCACCTTCAACACCTACGTCAAGCGCCTGCGCTCCTTCCTCTTCTGGGCCGAGAGCCAGGAGCTACCCGTACCCGGCGGCTTTCGCAAGGTGCTGCGCCTGGCCCACAGCTACGTGGGCAAGGACGCCCTCACCCAGGACGAGCTGCTGGCCATCGCCGCCATCGACTTCACGGCCCCTGACGTACTGGCCCCACCTGGCCGCCGCCTTCCCCGAGCCCACCCCGCGGGAGGGGCGCGGCGGCCGGGGCGAGCTCAGTACCGCCGCGCACGTGAGCCGCTGCGAGTGGACCCGCGATATGTTTCTGCTCTGCGCCTACACCAGCGCCACGGCGACGCCCAGGAGCTGGGCTGGCAGCACATCAACGCCGCGCAGGAGCTCATCGAGAAGGCCCTCAACAAAACCACCGTCGTGTGCCTCATTCCCTACCTCGATGACGACGTGTTCCGGCCCGTGGCCCTGCTGGAGAAGTACCGGCCCCTGGGACTGGACTCCTGCCTGCCCTTCGTGCGCGACCCCTGGCGCTACCTGCCCCACGTAGCGGCCCTCTCCGGCCTTACCCGCCTCAAGCTCGGCATGCACGTGGGCCGCAAGACCCACGCCACCCTTAAAATTTACCAGGGCGTGCCGGCGCGCCTCGTCATGCTGGCCATCGGCCACCAGACCGAGAGCCAGTTCAACGTGTACCTAGGCATCAACCGCCAGGAGCTGCTCGACTCCTACCGCCAGACGGCCCGGTGCCCGCCCAAGGCCGCCTAAGTAGGGGCTTTTTTAGTGGCAGAAACAGTGGCAAAGTGCCACCTTTTCTAGTTGGGGCTGGTTGGGGGTGATTGTGAGAATCTGCGTTTACAGCACGCAGAGGCCAATTTTAGCCAGTCAGTGACCTAGGGGCACAAAAAAAGGCCGCGCCACCCGGCAAGTGCGATGTACGTTTGAATACGCTCCTAAGCACTTTTTACCGAAAAAGGCGGCCAAAAGGGTGGCATTATCCTCTAAAACACCCCTAATTCTGGACTTCTGAGAGGTATTTGTGCATAGTTGCCACCGGTACGCCCGTGGCTAGTTGAATCTTCTTAAAGCTGAGCCCCTCCCCTCGCAGCCGACGCAGTTCTGCCACCACGTCGTCGGCCAGGGCCGGGCGTCCGGGCTGCTTGCTGCTGCGAGCCTGGCCAGCCTTGATACGCTCGGAGAAGCGGACGCGCTCCTGCTTGGCGATGGCGGCCAAAAAGCCAATTATTGCCTCCCGAAACATACCGGTACTATCGAGGTACTGCTCGGTGAAGGATTTGAACTGCACGCCCGCCGTTGTGAGCCGCTGCAGGTGATTGAGCGTTTCGGTCACGCCCTCGCGGCTGAAGCGGTCGAGGCTCCAGAACAGCACCACGTCGAAGCGCCGCTGGTGGGCATCCGTAAAGAGCTGCTGAAACGCCGGCCGCTCGGCGCTGCCGCCGCTTTCCTGGTCGCAGTACTCCTTGTATACAGTATACCCTAGCCGCTCGGCAAAGGCCTGCAACTCGCGGAGTTGGTTCTCGTTGGTCTGGCCTTTGTCTTTGGTCGAGACCCGGGCGTAGATGGCGGCACTACTCATCGCTCGAAAAGCATACAATATCCTTCATAAAACAAAAAAGGGACTGAGCAATGCTCAGTCCCTTGTGTACTCCGAACAGGACTCGAACCTGCATCTTGCCCTTAGAGATTATATCAAGAGCGACCCTGATATAATCTAGGACTTAACATGTGATAGGGCAGTTCTTCCAATTAAACTACCGGAGCATTTTAGAAACAATAACCTAGAAACCAGAGGTAATCTGACAAAGTTCATTTTTTGAAGAATTTAATACTGCGTACTTAGAAGTCGTTCCCAAAACTACTGTTTTTCGAACGACTTTCCACCCCACGCCAAAGGCCCCAAAAACGCAGGTTTTTGGGGCCTTTTTTAACAGGGTTTTTCGAACGCCTTCCGGGTGGCTACTTCGGCCGGATTTCCGAACGGCTCTGCACTTGCTTGATTTTCTCCTGGGCCTTGGCCAGGCCCAGCAGGTCGAGCACCACGTTGAGCTGGGTGGGCCACTCCTCTACCCTAGCCAGGCGCTGGTCGAGTGAGGCCAGCACCTGCACGAGCTGCGACTGCTCGGCCTGGTCGGTGGGTAGCGAAGTGACGGCTGAGCGACTTTCGCCGGCTGTGGTGGGGCCGCCCTCGTAGAAGCCGCGCTGCCGGCGGGCCTCCAGCCAGCTCTCGACTTGCAGCACCTCGGGGTCCTGGCGCATCCACTCGGGAATGACGTACTCGTTCTTGTGCACAATGCCGGCGACCTCCAGGCCCTGGGCGTCGACCAGCTTGCCGTTGCTGGCTACACCCATGCCGGTGGCCGCACGCATGGCCGTACCCCACTGGCCCAGGCCAGCCGTGCTCACCCGGGCGCCCTCTCCGGTGGCCCCACCCTTGGCGTAGCCCACGACGTTGGCCACTGCCATGCCCGCGCGCACAGTGGCCAGCGTGCTCAGCCCGATGCCGTAAACAGGCCCAGCAATCGGGCCCATCGTGGCCGCCGTTTTCCAGTAGTTCTGAATTTCGTCGTAGAGGTTGATGCCGATGTTGGCTACGGCATCGGCCTTGCGGGCGATTTTGAAGGCCTTATATAATAAGGTCTGCTTGCCTAGGCTATCCTCCAACGCCTGCACGTTATCGTCGTTGAGCACCTTCTCCACGCCCGCCAGCCCTTTTTTAAACCGGGCAACGTCATTGTCAAGGGCTTTGGCCTTAGTGGTGTGGGCGGCCTGCTCCTTGAGTTTTTCGGCCAGCAGCTTCTTATACTCGGCCGACTCCTCCCCGCTTTTCTGCTTGACGAGCGCCAATTCGCGGTCCATGGCCGCCTGCTTGCTCAGGTATGCCCATTCGTCGTGCTCCTGCTGGGTTAGCTTCTGGCCAGCCAGCTGCAGGTCCAGCTGCGCTAGCTCCACCTGCTCGTCAGCTTGGGCGGAGGCGATTTTCTTATCCAGCTCCGCCTGACGCGTCTTTTCGTCTTCCTCGGCCGACTTCGCCTTCAACTCGCGCAGGCGCAGGTCGCGGGCCTCCATGATGGCGGCTATCTGCTCGGTATAGTCCACTTCCAGGCCGGTCAGCTTCTTGACCTGGGCCTCGGCTTCGGCCAAGATGGTATCCTGCTGCTGCTGGCGGCGCATTCCTTGGTCAGTGAGGGCCACCTGGTCGCGTTGGCGGGCCAGGGCGTTGCGGGCATCGAGTAGCGCGCCCTCCTCGGATAGCCACTGCTTGAGGCCACTCAAGTGCTCCTGGTCAGCTTTGTCGCGGGCGGCCTTGCGCTCCTTGTAGGCCTTGTCGCGGGCCTTTTGGGCATCCTTGGCCGCTTTTTCGCGGGCCGCGTCGCTCTGGCCGTCGCCGCCCTGGGCACGCTGCTGCTGCGCGGTCTCGGCCTGCTCGGGGGCGGCCAGCTTGGCGGCGGCCTTCTTGGCCACGGCCGCCTCGAAGGCCAGGCGGTAGGCATCGCCCACCTTGGTGCCCAGGTTCGCAAACTCACTGCCGGCGCCGCTGAAGTCGCCGTCCTTCACCTTCCGCCAGGCCCGGCCTACGCTACCGAACGAGGTTTCAGCGGCGGCCGAGAAGGCCGCGAAGTAGGCCGGGGCGTTGCTGAGCAGGCTAAATAGGTCGCGCACGGGCCGGGTCAGCTCCTGCAGGAAAGCCTTGGCCACGTCGCTCGTCTTGGCCCACTCCACGGTGGCCTTCACTACCTCCGAAATTACCCCCAGCAAGATGCGGGTGTTGGTGAACATAAAGTGGATGATGCTACCCAGGGCCTCCCCGGCCGACTTAGCCGTGAGCGTTTTGGTGCTCACCCAGCCCATCGCCTCGGCCAACTCGGTAAACGATTTCCAGATTTCCTGCACCGGCTCGAACAACTCCTTAAACGTGGCGCCGAGGCTGGCCAGCATGGTGTAGAGCACCGTCATGCTCTTGTTGGCCAGCGTATCGAGCACGGTGCTGCCACCCTCGAACTCTTTGGTGAGGTCGTTCTGCGCCTCAGCCAGCTCGGTTTCGGAGGCCAGCAGGCGCTCCTGGCGTTGGGTGTAGGCGTTGGTTTTATCGACCAGCTCGTCCACGCCCTTGCCCACGTTTTTGAGCGACTTGAGGTAGTCGATGCCGGCATCCTCGCCCGGGCCGCCGAACACGTCGGCAATCACGGTTTGCAGCTGGCTGGCCGGAATTTTGGTTTCATCCAGTTCCTTGCCCACGCGCTGCAAGGCCTGCTCCACCGTGACGGTCCCGTTGTTGATGCCGTCGAAGATTTCCTTGGTGAAGTCCGAGCCAAACGCGGCTTGCAGGGCCTCGGTGGTGGCCTTGGTCTGCTCCCGAATGCGCAGGCCGAACTCCTTCACCACGTCGGCGCCCTTGTCCGAGAAAATGCCCTGGGTGGCTGACTGCGAAATGTGCCCGATGAAATCCTGGGCCGCAAAGCCCGCATCCTTGAACTGCGGCGCGTACTCCTTCACCTGGTCGAGGAAGTCGCCGCCGGCATCGGCGCCGGCCAGGAAGCCCTGCTGGATTAATCGCATAGCTTCCTGCTGGCTCACCCCCATTTGCTTGCTGAGGGTGTTGCTGGCCTGGAGCACCTCGTTAAAATCCTTATCGAAGGAGCGCGATACGGCCAGCACCGACGTGGTGAGCCCGTCCAGCTCGGTGCCAGTGGCCCCCGTCAGGGTGTTAATCTGGCCGCGCAGGGTCGCTACCTCCTTGGTGGTATTAATGATTTCGGCGCCTAGCTCTTTCACGCCCTCCAGCACCGCCTCGACCCCTACGGTCACGCCTCCAAAAGCCAGCGCCTGCTTAAATACGGAGCTTTCCTCCTGGGCACTACCCATTTCCTTCTTCACGCCCTCAATACGGTCTTGCAGGGCCTGGTAGTCGGCCACCATCTGCTTGCGGCCCGGGTGGTCGTTCGACAAGTCGTCGAGCTGGGCCTCCAGCTTTTTAGCCGCGGCATTCATTTCGTTGAACGAGGCCGACACCTTTTTACCATTCAGGATGACCTGGGCGTTTTCCTGGTTCAGCCGCTCGGCGGCCGCACGGGCCTCCTCCTCGGTCTGCACGTAGGTCGTCAGGTCGGTATTGGCTTCTTTTACCCGCGCCTTCAGCTCCTGAAAGTCCTTTTTCAACTGCTCCCGGCGCGGGTCGTCGTCGGCCATTTTGCGGAGCTGGTTGCGCAGCAGCGCCACGGCCGCGTCCATATCCTTGATGCTGGCGTTGGCCTGCGCGGCATTGAGCCGTATTTCTAACTCTCTCTGTTCGTTATCCACGGGTTAAAAGCTGATAGTGGTTTGGCCCGCGAGGGCTTCCAGGGTTTTGGGGACGAGCACCTGGCCGTAGAGGTCAAGCATGAGTTCGGCCAGGCGCTTGGTTTGGTAGGCGATTTCCTTCGAGTACCAGGGGCGGGCCTTGCGCACGTGGCGCCGCAGCTTGCCCCGAGTGTTGCGCACGCGGTCGTAGCCGTCGTCGCCCTTGCGCACGCCCGCTTTCATGCCCCGGCCCACGCCCATATCGACAAACTTGCCATACAGGGCGTAGCTCAGGCGCAGGCGCAGCTGGTCGCCCTGGGCCTCGCCGATGACTTGCTTTTTGAAGCTGGCCAGCAGGGCGCCCGTGTTCACAATGCGCTGCTCCCGCAGATTGGCCACGAAGCGCTCGACCGTGATATCGAGCCAGCTAACCGCTAGCTCGCGGGGGGTAGTGTCCTGGTTCATAGACGGGTGTAGCGGTAGGTGTAGGCCGCCGTGGCTAGCGGCTGGCCGGTGGTGCTCAGGCTCAGGGAGACTTTCTCCCAGAGGTATTTCTTGCCATCGTCGGCCAGCTCCTTGCGGGCCGGGTCCAGGGCCAGCAGGTCGGCCAGGCCGAACTGCATGGTGCGCTCCTTACTCGTGGCCCGTGCCAGGAAGGCCAGCCAGCCGGCGTGCCAGGTGGCGTAGAGGCCGCTGGCCCCATCCCAATGCAGGGTGCTTTCGCCGATGGTGTTGCCGGCGAAGTCGAGCTGGCCCCACGTGGCCATTGGGTAGGGCTGGCCCTGGTTGTCGAGTTGCAGGCCCCGGTCGAAGAGCAGGCGCAGGCCACAGCGCGAATCGTCGCCGTTGCCGAAGGCCTGGCTGGCGCCCTTTGCGGCCACGGCCGGCACCAGCCACTGGCGGTCGATATCGAGCGGGTCGGCTTCGCGTACGGTGTGCAGCGTGCCGGCCTTGGTGCTGATGACTTCCTTGCCGTTACCGATAACCAGCTTTTGCCAGCCCACGTCGAGGGTTTTGTTCAGCTCGTCGTCCGCCTCCAGCTCCATTTCCAGGGTGAAGCCGTCGCTGCGCACGGCCGTGGTGCGCGCCGGCCCACCGCGCCGGCTCACGGCGGTCGGGTCGGCAATCACGTCGCGCAGGGCGCGGATGCGCAGCTCCCGGCGCACGGGGTGAAAGTCGTAGGCCAGGCCGAAGAACTTCTGCAAGTCCACGAGCAGGTCGGCCAGGCCCAAGTCGGGCACGTGCCGGTTGAGCTGGAGCTGGGCCGGCACCAGGCCGGTGGCCTCCTCGGCCGCGCGGTCGGAATAGATAACGAGTTGCTGCGTCTCGGGCTCGTCGAGCCACGGCCCGCTCAGGCCGTAGCCCAGGGCGGCCATCACCCGGCGCAGCAGCGGCACCAGGCGCAGGAAGGGCACCACCGGCGAGCGCTTGCCGCCCGGCCGCTGCTGGTAGCCGCCGTTGCGGTAGTAGTTGAGCACCTGCGAGTAGGCACTCACCTTATCGGCATCGTAGAAGGCGGCGTTCCGGACGCAGGGCAGGGCGTAGTCGTCGGCATCGGGCCGCAGCTCCAGGGCGACGGTGCCCAGGTCGAGCTGCGGCAGGTTCACGCCATCGATGCGGCTGGCCAGGTCGGCGGCATCGGCCACGAAGTGGTACTCCAGTAGGCCGCGCTCCTCGTCGCAGTCCAGGTACACGAGCGAGCCCACCCACCGCAAGGCGCCCTCGATGTAAAACGAGCAGGGCAGGTCGGGTACGCGCTCGCCCTGGTCGGCGCGCAGGTGCGGGAAGTCGAGCCGACGCAGGTTGCCCGGCGACATGGGCAGCCCGAAGGGGTAGGTGGTGGTGCCGGGCACCGTGTCGACCGAAAAATATGGGCTGCTGATGTCGAGCGAAATAGTACCGGGGGCCAGGTCCAGCCAGCCGGCAGTGACTTGAAGGCCAATCATAAGGAGGGGGTATAGTTGCGCTCGGTGGGCATGATGAACTCGAACTCTTGGGTGAGCACGCGCTTGCTTTCGTCGAGTAGGTTGCTGGTTTTGGCCTTGAGGTAGCCCGGCACCCAGCGCTGGCCAGCCAGCAGTAGCACGCGCTTGCTGAGCAGCAGGTCCTGGCTGGCCAGCAGCTGGGCCTGGGTGCGCTTGCCGGCGGCCACCTTCAGCACGGGGCGCAGCGCCCGCGCCTGCACGGCCACGTCGCCGGCCAGCGGGTCGTAGCTGGCCGGCAGGCTCAGCACTGATTCCTCGCCCGTGACCTCCACGTCGGTCTGCGCTTCGCCCAGGGCGGCGTAGGTGGCCATGCCCCCGAGCGAGGTGGCAAACAGGAAGTAGCGCCGGTGGGGGAAGGTGCGCTGGTCCAGCACGTAGCGCCGGGTTTCGCTCAGCAGCGGCCCGCCCTGGGGCGCGACTACGCACACCTCCCACCACAGCACCGACCGCGAGGCGGTGGCCAGGCTGCCCAGGCCCAGCGCCTCGTAGCCCACGGCCAGGCAGTACACCTCGAAGTCGCGGGTGGCCAGCTGGCCTGGGTGCTCGTCGCGCTGGTCGGTGCCGTCGCTGAAGGCCACGCGCACCTGCACGGCGAAGTCGGTGGCCCCGTCCAGCACCATGTGGTAGAGGTACTCGGGCTGGTCGGGCAGCACGTGCTTTTTGGCCGGCTCCCAGGTCAGGAAGGGCCGCTGGGCCAGCTGATAGGCAAACCAGGTGCGGGCCTGCGACTCGTAGAAGTTGAGCCCGCCGAGCACCACGTAGCCCGGGTCGAGGTTGGTGCCGGGCGCAGCCACCGGCGTGCCGGTGCCGAACTGTTCGGCGTGCTGCAGGAAGAAGCGCCGGAACAAGGGCCGGGCCAGCTCGGCCCCCACGAAGCTGGGCGCGGGCACGTGGGGCTCCAGGTAAGCGGCCAGTAGCGTCTGCACCTCGAAGGTGGTACGCCCGCCGGCATCGGCCGGCTGCTCCAGCGTCACGCCCACTTGCTCGTAGTTGCCGCTGAGGTACTCTTTCTCCAGCCACACCTGGCACAAAAACGAGAGGTTGGGCTTGCTGGTGGGGTCGAGGCGGTAGGCATCGCCCGCGTCGAGGCTGAGCGTGATGGGGTTGCCGCTCCAGTAATACTGATAGGCGGCCAGGCGCACTACCACGTCGCGGGTGGCCCCGCGCGCGTCGGTCACGGTACACTTGTACTCGCCTGGCACCAGGCCCGTGCGCGTGGCCAGGGTCGAGCCGTCGTCCCACAAAAATGTGTAGCCGGGCAGGCCCCCGCTGGGTACGAGCGTGATGGTGGTGGCCGTGCTCAGCACCTGCACCAGCAGCTGCGGGTCGGACTTGACCACCACCGTCAGCGTAAGCGAGGCCCCGGCCGCATCGGTGACGGTGACCTCGTAGGTGCCGGCCCGCACATTCTGGCGGAGGCCGGTAGTCACGCGGGAGTCGTCGGCCCACACGTAGGTGAAGGGAAACCTGTTCCAGGACGTCACATCCACCTGCATCACGCCGGTGGCCGAGCCGAAAATGGTGGCGTCCTGCACGTAGGCTTTGGCCACCAAGGGCCGCACCGTGCGCTGATTGACCACCGACCAGCCCGACGTAGTGCCGGAAGCGAAGTCCAGGTCGAGGCGGGCATCGTAGTCCAAGGCCGTGATATCGAACTCGGCCCGCATCACGCCGGTGCTACTGTTGCGGCCCACCTCGCGCACCTCGCTCACCACGTAGGGCAGGCTGCCGGCGGTCAGCACTTCGCGCAGGGCCAGCACCAGGTTGGCCGTGCCCGTCCGGATGAAGTTGGCGTCGGTGTTGGGGAAGGGTACGTTGAAGCCCTTGCCCGCCGTGGGGTCCCAGCCGTCGTTGCCAAAGGTTACCCACTGCCCATTAAGCAGAAAGCGGATTTCCTTGGTTTGGAACAGCCAACTGCTGGTGCTGAAAGAAACCGGGTTCCAGTCGGCCCGCAGGGTGAGTTTAGCTAAGCGTTCGCCGGCCATTGTTAAGGTTTGAAAGCCGCCGGATTGAAGCGCAGGGCGCTTGTGGCGGGGGTGAAGAATTCAAAATCGAAGCGGGTGCCGTACCACGAGCCGTCGTGCAGCGGCCCCACGGCGTCGGCCTGGATGCTGCCCACGGGCCAGCGCACCTTCGCCTGGCCTTCGTACTCGTGGAGCACCTTGCCCAGCAGCTCCTCGCCGGTTTGCTCGGTCAGGTCGAGCGTTTCCCACACCTTGTCCTTATCAAGCACTTGCTGCAGCACGAAAAAGGCGCCCCGGCGCTGATGCTGGTAGTTGTCGCCTTTGTTGTCCTGGTAGCTCGTTTGCAGGCTTTCCAGCACCAACACTTGCTCCCCGGCGTCGGGCTTGAGGAAGTCGCCTAGCAGGGTTTCCTGCATCTCGGCCAGGTCCACCTGGCGCTGCAAGGGGTCCACGCTCACGATGATGCGGGCAAAGCGGGGCGAGTCGTCGCGGTGAGCAATGAGCAGGTGCTCACTGGCCAGCCGGCGGAAGAGGGCTTCGTATTGGCCGTTACGCATGGGTTTGGGGAGTTTTAGGTTTAGCGGCTAGCTCCTGCATTTCGGCCAGCACCAGGCGCAGGGGTTGGTTGCCAGTTTGGGCCACGGTGCCGAAGGCGCCGCCCGAGAGCTTGCGCAGCACGCGGCTCCAGTCGGGGGCCTGGCCACTGCTGGCCGGCGCATCCTCGTCGGCCGCCACGAACACGTCGGGAAATTCCTGGGCCAGCTCCGCGCGGCAGGCTCGGTACCACGTGGCGACAGCCAGCTTCTCCAGGGCGGCCACGTGGGCCACGCGCGGGGTGCGGGCTTCGAGCTGGTGCTCGTTGAAAGCCGCGCGCACGTCGCCGTTCCAGTCGGCGTCCTCGGGGCTGGCCCCGCGCCGGGCGGGGCGGTAGAGCACCGTCAGGAAACTATCAAGGTGCTCGGCCTTGGTAGTCAGGGCGTAGAGCACGAAGAAGGTGTCGGCGAAGATGAACTCGCCGAACGTGAGGTTTTGCAGGTGCCCCCGGGGGCCGTGCCAGGTGGTGGGCCGCTCGGTGAAATGCCGGCCGGGGATACCCAGGGTGGGCAGTAGCTGCTCGGTGAGCAGGTGCTGCTCACTATTGAGCCAGTCGGTAAGGGGCAGTAGCTGGGCCAGCACCACGTCGGGCTGGGTGGCCAGCAGGGGTAGCGGGAAGCCCGTAAGCAGTTGGAGCAGCCGCAGCCGGCGGCCCCGGCGCGGGGTGGCGTAGAGTTCGGCCAGGATGTCGAGCAGTTGCCGGCGGCGCAGCTCGTTCCAGGTCGAGGGTACCTGCTTGGTGATTTTGCCGATTTGTAGCGTTTCCATGCCCCGAAATTGCCGGGGGCTGCCTCGGTAGAAAAGGACACAAAAAAGCCCCAGCCAATGGGGCTAGGGCGAAGCTAGAAAGCAGTAGAACTAAAGATTTTGGGCAAACCAGAACAGCGGAATAAGCCCGAGCACTATACCGAGTGCCCGCCAGTAGCGCCCCTTGGCAGCAAAGCCAATGGCTAGCAGCACGCCCAGTACGCCCCCTACTAGTAGAACAAGCGTAGCGGCTTCCAGCGAAGGATTTCTCGTGCGCCTGGCCTCCGTCACCACTACCGACACAAAGGCTATTACTACTAACACGAGGTCGTAGCAAAAGGCTAGCGCTACCGCCGTTGTTACTTCTCGCAACGCAATCGCCACCTCTGCGGCAACTTGCTGCCAGCGCGGGGATGGCTTTTGCGGCAGCGGGTCAGGTGATAGCATAGAAGGCTGCGTAATAGGTAAGGGGCATTTACAAGTCCGGGCTCAATTCGCGCACCCGGTCTTCCAGAGCCGCGATAATCTCCACGAGCTGGTACTCGAATTTAGCGGGCGGCAGCAGCGGCTGCAGGTTGTAGCGCTGCAAAATCTCGAACATGGCCACGTCGTCGATGGCCTTAGGTTCCACCAGCGGCGGCGGCAGTTGCCGGCCGTGGGACTGCTCGGCGCCTGGCTCCAGGCCGGCCTTGTCGGGCATCGGTGTGCGGCCGAAGCCACTAGTTTTCTGTGTCTTGGCCATAAAGTCGAGCAAGCTGGGGAAATCGCTGCTGATACTTGTGGGCCGTTCGCCCTAGCATGAAGGTCACACTCCTCCTCTACTCCCCAGCCGTTTTTCGACGGCCGGGGCGAACGGGGGTATTTTTCCACAAGTATCAGCGCCGCGAAGATAAGGCGGGCCCCTGGGCAAAAAACCCACCTGCACTCGGTGCAGGCGGGTCTTTTACTCAAAATAGGATGGCTAACCGTTTGCGATAGTGGTAGGCGCAGGCGGCCAGCACTAGCACCACCACGAGTAGCGCACCGCCTGCTAGCAGCCACGCCGGTAGGCCCGTACGGGTAGTGGCTCCGGCCGAGGCGCCGGGCGCCGTAGCCACTGCCCCACCCTGCTGTCCGGCCTTGGTAAAGTCCTGGGCCTGGCTCGTGCCGCTGGCCACCGGTGCGTGGGCCTTAGCCACGAACGTGCCCCCGCCCTGGGCGCGGTGGTCGCTGCGGTCCTTGTAGGAGCCGGCGTAGTAGTTCTTCGAGTAGATAACCGTGGGGCCCGCGCTGGCTGAGGTGTCGGCCGCGATTACCAGGGGCGGGTGCCAGGCCGTGGCCTGGTCGAGCAGGGCGCAGCTCGTGAGCTGGCTGAGGGTGGCCAGCAGCAGCAGGCCGAGAAGGCGGGGTAGCAGGGTCATTTGGCGAGTAAGTGAGCGGCCGGCCGGCGGGCGGCGCGGGTCAGCGAGTCGAGCACGTGCTGCGGCGGCCGGCGGGTGGTGGCTGGCGAGTGGTAAGCCGGGCCGTGAAAGCCGGCCCAGGCGGCGGGCCGGGCGGGGTGGGTGGCGCAGGCGCTAAGTAGTAGCGCGGCGGCTAAGTAGACGAGTTTCATAGGTTAGTAGCTCCAGTTAGATGCGGCGTAGATTTCGCCCCGGCCCCGGCTGAGGCGATGTACACCCGCGTTGACGCCGGACTTGACGTTGCCTTCGATGGTGGTAAAGCCGTGGCGGGTTTTGGTTTCGACGATGCCGATGTGGCCGATGCGCCGGGCGCTGGGGCTCCAGAAGCCTACCCGGTCGCCGGGCTCAATGGCGTCCACGCTACCCACCACGCCTTGGAAAAACAGGGTGCGCGGGCTCGTGAGCAGGAACCAGTAGCGCGCGCCGCCGGCCGCGGTGGGGAAGGGCAGCTTACAGCGGGCATTGGCCGTGGCCTGGAACGAGCCGCACCACTCGCTGCCGGCAGCGTTGCCGGTGGTGCGTTGGTACGACTCGACCTCGGGGCCGCGATTGTAGCCGTGCTCGCGGACGTAGAGCTGCGAGCGCTCCCAGTCCAGGATACGTTTGGCGTTGGCCTGGCGCACGGCCAGTGCCGGCGGCGTAGAGGCTAGGCGGCCTGGCTCGCCCCATGCCACATGATGGCAAAGCAGAGCAAATAGGCCGACCACAAGAAAGCGAAAAACTGCATTTTTTGCCACGGGGTAAGGGTTAAAAAGGTGGTAGTGAAGTTCTTTTTCAGCCAGCGCGGGATGATGGGCAGGTTGAAGCGCAGGCCCAGCCAGAGGAAGCCGTGGGCGAAGGCGAACACCAAGGCCGTGAGCAGCACCTTGTGCAGCTGGGTCGAGCTGAGCGGGGCCGCGTCAGGGAAGTACCAGGCGAAGACTAGCTGGATGGGGTACCACAGCAGCATGAGCAGGGCGGCCAGGTGCAGCTCGTTGTGCTTGAGCACCCAGCCGTAGAGCAGCTGCGGCAGGGTCAAATTGTGGGGGTTGCGGTCGTGCAGGAATGCGCGCATAAAAAGTGGGGAGTGGGTTGGGGTTGAAAAAGGGTTAATGGTTGTGAGCCTGAATCCATTGGTCGTGCAGGGCCGTGCGCTGCTCCAGCGAGTTGAGGCGGCCGTCGATGATTTTGTGCGTCGCCTCCGCCTCCTTGCGGGCCAGCTTCAGTTCGGCGATGTCGGCCCGCTGATACTCCAGCTGGGCCTGGTGCACCTTCACGGTGCTCAGCAGCTCGACGAGGCTGCGGTTGGTTTCGCGTAGCTCGGTGCCGGTGGAATTGATGGCGAAGGTGTAGAGGCCCTGCACGAGCAGCATGAGGAAAGCCACCACCCCCACGAGTATCCAGTTGCGGGTCTGGTGCTGGCTGATTTCGATTTTGTCGGCGCTAGTATCAGCCATGTTAGATGAACTTGAAAGACTTGGAAGTGACGGTGTTGATGATGGGCGGCGGGGCCGGCGCGGTGTAGGCATCGGAGTTGAAGTAGGTAGCCAGGCGCGTGGCGGAGGCCGTGCGGTCGAGGTAGCTCGTGAGTTGGCGCAGGTAGCGGGCGCCATCCATTAGGGCCTGGGTGGCCTTGTTTTGCAGCAGTTGGTCGAGGCCCGCGTCGGCCTCCTTGTTGTTGCTGTCGTCGAGGCGGGCGATGGTCAGGTCGATGCCGTCGCCGTTCAGGCTCAGGCCCAGCTCGGGCACGGCGTGGCCGATGGTGAGGCTGGCCAGGGCCGGGTAGACGTAGGTGCGCAGCAGGTTCTCGTTCTCACTCGTGAGCGTGCGGGTCAGCACCTGGTCGCGCAGCTCGGCCAGGAAGGCCGGGCCGAGCACCGGCCCCAACTCAAAGCCCTCCAGCCGGCGACGCACCGGCCCCAGGGCCTCGAACACGGCCCGCGACTTGCTGATGTTCTCGTAGAGCTGGAAGTCGGTGGTGTGGGTGAAAAGCTCGCGGCGGTGGGCCTGGCCGGCGGGCGAGGCAGCCCAGGCCCGCAGCTCGGGCGAGTCGTCGCGGTGGGCCTCCAACCATATCACGAGTGCGTCGAGGCCCGCCAGGCCCCGGCGTTGAATCAGCACCTGGTACTGATTGAGCTGCCACTGGAAGGCCGTCTTGCTCGTTTCCGTGCTCATGATGTGCACGCCGGTGGCGTCGATGCTGAGCTGGTGGGTCACCACCCCGTTGGCCACGGCCAGGCGGGCCAGCGGCGCCTGCACGGCGCGCAGCAGCTGGGCCGAGAGGCCGGCCCCGGCGCGGTTGAAGCCGGCCGAGTCGTACTCGGTTTGCAGCCAGGCTAGCAGGTCGGGGCCGAGCACTGGGGCGATAACGCTGGCCTCGGCCTCGGCCAGCTCCAGGGCGATGGCGGGCGCAATTTCTTTCTGAGCTACGGCCACGTAGGCCTTCAGCTCGTCGATGGTTTTGAGTAGCATCAGCCGTCAGCTTTTTTATTGGTTTCGGACTTGGCGTCGGCCGTGTTGACCTGCGGGGTGAGGAAGCGGAACTCCAGGTCGGGGTCCCAGCCGTTGTAGTCGCGGATGAAATTGAGCACCTCCAGTATCAGGTCCTGGTAAAAGCTGTGGGTCACCACGAACGTGTTGAAGGCCACCCGCTTGTCGGAGCCCGAGCCTGCGCCGATGCCCTTGCCCGGCGACACCCCGGCCAGGGTAGAGTCCACCTGCAGGGCGGTGTAGAAGTGGCTGGCCGCCTCCTGCGAGTCCTCGATGTAGAGGCCCGACTTGATTTTGTCGTCGATGGCCGACACCGTGAACACCTTAATCGTGGCGCCCGGATTTTGGGGGTCGGGCATGGTGACGGTCAGGATGGACTTGCCCGCCCCGTTGGTGCCCGACATCGTTTTCTCGAAGGCGTCCAACTCCTCGGCAATGCACTGCTTGCGCTCCGATTCCTTCTTGTCCTTCCAGTCGGGATATTTCCACTCCCAGTACCGGACGTCAGCCTCAATGAGGTACTTGATGGAGAGTTGATTATCAAATAGCTGCTTCTTGAATTCCGGCACGGCCAGGGCCACGTCGAACCACCGGGACTTGAGGATGACGCTCCAGGCCGGCACCTGGTAGAGGGCGTTGCCGGGGCTGGGCAGCGAGAGCGGCCAGATGTATTTGAAGCCGCGCTTGTCGGCCCGCAGGTCCTCGATAGCGTTGTAGTAAGGGTCGAGCGTGGGCACCTGCTCGGTGTAGCCGTCGCCGGGTTGGGCGGCCGGCCAGCCCGCCGAGATGTACACCCACGGCGGCACGGCCTGGCCCGCCTGCTGGGTGGCGTAGCGGCAAAAAGCGGTGTCCTGGATGGTGACGCTCGTAATCTGGCTGCGGTCGTTGCTGACAATCAGCTCGGGGAAGGCCTGGCCGAAGTAAAGCAGCCCCTGCAAGCCCTCGAAACCGTAGCGCGTGAGGTTGCTGCGCCGGAAAAACTCGCGGAGTACGGGGTCTTTGACGGGCTGAAAAATCTCGGAGCCGTCTGGTTTATAGCCGATAACCTTGCCGTAGACGATGCCGCTGCCGTACACGGCCCGGTTTTTCCAGTCCAGCACCGGGTACAGAATGGTGCTCTTGGCCAGGGCCAGTAGCACCTGCTGCGGCCAGTCGTTGCCCGGCCCCCAGGGGGCGACCAGGCCGGCCGTAGCAGTCTTATCGACCGGGGCCGAGGGCGCGGCCCCGCCGGAGAGGATGGGGCCAGTGGTGCCACTGGCCCCACTGGCGCCGCTGGTGGCCAGGGCACCGTTGAGGCGCACGGCCGCGCCCATACCCCGGTGGTAGGCGGTGCCGGAGCCGGAAAATACCAGTTGCTGATGCTCCATGCTTAGAGGTAGACTTTGCGGCCCGCGACGTGCGTGAGCAGGTAGATGTGGATTTTCTTTAGCTCACCCGTGGTCGTATCGACTAGGTTGCGAGTGGCATTGAGCCAGTGAGCAGGGTCTTTCGTGCCGGTGGGCACCGGCACCTGGCCATCGGCCGCGACGTCAGCGCGGGCCTCGTCGGTTTCTTCGCTGGCGGTGGGCAGGCGCAGGGCCGCTTCCTCAGCCGCACGCTGGCCTGGGCCGATGCGAGCGGCCGGCAGGTCACGGAACTCGCCGCCCGTTTGCCGGCGGCGGTCATAAGTGACCCAGCGCACGGGTACCGGCGCCGGCCCGTCGAGCAGGTCCAGCGCGTCCTTGAGGCGAATTGTGGGGGCAGTAGGGAGCGCGTTCATTCTGCCACGAAGTACCCGCCCCACCGAGGCCGTAAAAAGGACACAAAAACGCCCCTCACTAGCCCCAAACGCCCTAAAAGTCCAATCTCACCCGATAGGGCCCTGGCGCGCTGCAAACGGCGATTTTGGGCCAAAAAGATGTTTTACAGTCTCACAGGTCGCGCGCGGTGCCCCGGCTTGCACTGTCGCCCCCTGGCAGTTGCCGGGGGCTGCCTCGGGGATATCTGCCTGGGTTCCTCCCCTAGCAGACGGCAGGCCGGGGACATGCTGAAAATAAAAGAATCAGTCAGTGAGCCAGATACTAACAGCCCCCTAGCCGCGTGGCAGCAAGAATATTCGAATTTTGAGTAAAGGCATACCGTAGCTTTGGATAGTTTTTTACCAAACTATTACTCCAGCATACATTGCATTTTATGAAAAAAGCATTACTTGCCCTCCTGCTCCTCGCTGCTGGCTCGGCCAAAGCCCAAATCACGTTCGAGCACAAATACCCGCAGAAGGTGAATATCTTCAAGCTCTCGACCGGCGAGGTAAAATATGCCGCTTATGTGTCAGGCACAACCAATCAGGTGCGCGTCTACAATCAGAACCATTCTCTGTTCCGGCAACTGAGCGTGCCGCTGGCCGCTACCGTTCAAGCCGAGGTGGACTACCTCAGCGACAAGCTGTTTAACACCACTCCCGACCTGGAGTTTATGCTCTACTGCTACGACCCGGCCCCGAACGCGCCCCTGGCCTTTGCGCAGGTATTTTCCGAAACTGGCACCTCCCTACTGCGAGTTGACTCGACCAACTTTGTCGACATCTACAACTCGACTGCTGGCACCAAGCTTGTCACCTATCAGCGTACCGTCGCGGGCGACAGCTACTATAGCAAAGTGTACGCATTGGGGGGCAGCCGCGCCGCCCTCAAAACCACCGATGCGGCGGGCAAAGAAGCAGCCCAGCCCTATCCCAACCCCACCGGCGGCCAGGTGCAACTGCCCTATAAGGTAGCGGCTGGCCAGGTAGGCGAGCTTACCGTCACGGATGTCACTGGCCGCACGGTAGCGCATTATCAGGTTGATGGTACGTTCGACCACCTACTTTTTTACGCCCGGGGCCTGCGGCCCGGCGTGTACCTCTACTGGGTCCAGGTAGCAGGCCAGTCATCGGCTACCCGGCGCTTCGTGGTACAATAGACCGGTCCATTCAGTAAAGAAGCCCTTCCAGCTTACTTGGCTGGAAGGGCTTCTTTGTGCCGTCACGCCTCGTATAAAGGCAGTATCTGACAACTCGCTAGCTACTAAATACGCCGAGTTGGCTGAAGTCCACCGGGGCGTTGACGATGTCAGTGCCGCAGGAGAGCAGGTGCAAATCCACGTTATCAGTAAAGTGGGTGGCGTGCTCGGCCGGAAAGCTGGCCTTTTTCTCACTGGCCTTGACTTTGACGATGCGGCCCTTGCTATCCTGACTCACCGGGGCCAGCAGCATAGCCGTGAGCACGTCCTTGCAGTTGACCTTGTTGAAGCGGATGCGCAGTAGGTTCGGGTTCTCCTCCCCTAGCAGCTCCTGGGCTAGCGCATAGCGCGTGGGGTGGCCCGGGATGCGGCCCAGCCCGTAGCGCTGGATGCGCCAGCCCAGCTTGCGAAAGGCGGCCATGAGCGTCTCGTTGAGGGTAAACTCGCTGTTGGGCCGGCGGGCATCGCCGTACTCCTCGTCGGCCAGGAACTCAATCTCGCGCCGCAAATGGCACGAGTAGTAGTTAGCGAAGGCATCGACCAGGTCGTTGATAAAGGCCGGATGCTTGACGTAGAGCCCCTTCAGCATGCGGTATTCGCGCTTATCCAAATGAGGCTGGCCCACAAGCAGGGTGGTGATGCTGCCGCCCCAGTCCACGCTCACGCGCAGGGCCTGGTGGGCGCGGCAGTCACTATCGCCCCGGCTATCGGAGAAGTCCACGTCGCCCAGAAAGCGCGGGCCGCCGGCGGCCGTGAGCTTCTCCAGGTTCAGGCCCTGGGGCTGGCCCCGGCCCTTGCGGGGGGCGTGCTCGTCGCCCAGGGCCAGGCCCAGCACGAAGTCGTCGGCGGCGCACTCCTGCACGTGCAGGGCCATATTGAGGCGCGGGTAGAAACCGCCCTCCACGGTGGTGGGGCGGCGGTTCATCATCTCAATCTGGAAGGTAAAGTCCGTCATGAAGGCCCGCTGGTCGAGCATATACTGCAAGCCCAGGTTCTTGATATTATCGAACGCATTGGCCTCCGAGTAGAAAGTGCCCTGATTAGGGGCACTCGGGAAGTAGCGGATGGCTTTCATGAGCGGCACCACCTCCTGGGCCCAGATGTGCAGCCTTTCCTCGTCGCTGGGCGCATCCAGGAAGCGCACCTGCGCGTCAATCAGCTCATTCTGGCGCTCCACCAGGTCGATGCCCTCCTGCTCGTAGTACTTAGACTTATCCAGCAGCCAGCGCCCCGTATCGCCCCAGGGCATGGACGAAAACAGGAAAACGCCGTGGTGCATCGGGTTTTTGCCGAAATACTGCCCATTGCCCCGGTTGGTGGCCGACAAGTCGGCGTCGAGCTTCTGCTTATCGAAGAGCAGGGCCTCGTCGCCGATAAAGCCGTCCACGTTCAGGCCCCGGCTGGCCGACCCCCCGGCATCGAGCGAGACCAGGTGAAACCCGGTCCCATTCTTGAAAATAATGAAGTGGTCGTAGCTCAGCGGGCCTTCGAAGGGCCGGTCCCAGTTGAGCGAGGGCGGCGGCTTGCGCCCGATGTAGAAATCGCGGCCCAGGCGGTAGCCCAGGCGCTCCAGGCCGGCCACGGTCGAGGGCAGCGTGCGGGTGAGCACCTGCTTATAGGTCGAGCCTACGATGACCCAGCACGAGCGGGGCATGGTGGTCACAATCTGGTGAATATCCCAGGCGATGATGCTCGACTTGCCCGTGCCCCGGCCCCAGATGCTGATGCCCTGCTTTTTACCCCGCGCCGTGATGTAGCGCTGCTGCGGCTGGTTGAAGTCCAGGCGCTCTTGGTTGATACCCGTCATAGCTTGCCGTTGCCCTCCTTGGCCTGGTTAATAAGCAGTTGCATTTGGTCGGCGCCGACCACGTTTTCGCGCACGGCCTCCTCAATCAGCTCGAAATCCACGTCGTTGATATCCTGGGGCTTGGTGAGGTCAAACTGGCGCGATTTGCGGCCCTCTACCGTCAGGTTGAGGATGTAGGACGTGTTGCCCGTGCCCGGCCCAGCGTCGTCGCCGTGCGCGTCGGCCCGGCGCAGGCCCGCGATGTCGGCCTCGAACTTGAGGGCCGCCAGGGCACCCTTTGTGTCGGGTGGGCGCTGGCTGAGCGCGATTTGCACCAGCTTGCGGGCGAATTCCGTCAGTACCTGCCGGCGGCCTTCCTTTCTCACCTTTTTGAAGTCGCCGAACAGGTTGGTGGCGTCGCGCAGGCGCCGGTAGCACGTCGAGCGGCTCATAGCGAACTGCCGGGCCAGCAGGGGCCAGGCCTGCTCAAAGGAGTGGTAGTTGAGAATCAGCGCGTAGGCTGCCTCCAGCTCGGCGTGGACCAGCTGGTCGGCCTCGCTGAGTTGCTTCAGGGTATCGTGCTGATAGGCCGCAAAAATGCGTTCGATGGCCGTCGAGTCGGGCAGCGGCACTAGCTCACTGCCAGGCAGCTCAAGCGGAGAAGGCAACGAGTTGCTCATCGGTCAGGTCAATTCCGTTTCGAGTGATGGTAAAGCGCCGCTGGTTGTCGCGCATGAATTGGGCGTAGCGGCGCACGTGCACGTCCACATAGCGGGGGTCCAGCTCCACCACGCGGGCCTGGCGAGCCGTTTTTTCGCAGGTAATCAGCAGCGAGCCCGAGCCCCCGAAGCCATCGAAGACGATGGCGCCGGGCTTACTGGAGCAGTCGAGGTGGTACTCCAGGATATCGGTTGGCTTCATGGTAGGGTGCTCGGCATTGCGCATCGGCCGGTTGAATTCCAGTACCGACGTTTGCTTGCGGTCCGAGCACCAGGTGTGCAGACCGCCCTCCTTCCAGCCGTAGAGCATGGGCTCGTGCTTGGACTGAAAATCCTTGCGGCCCAGCACGAAGTGCTGCTTCACCCATATCAGATTCTGCGAGAGCTTGAGCCCGGCATCGAGGAAGGCCGTGCAAAAATTACGCATCTCATTGTCGGCGTAGAACACGTAAATGGGCGCCCCAGGCCGCATAAAGGCAAAGCAATTAGTGAAGTAGTCACGCAGGAACTGGTAGAACTCCGCGTCGCCCAGGTTATCGTTTTGGATGGTGAGCGCGTCCTTCGTGCCGCCCGTGTAGGCCACGTTGTAAGGCGGGTCGGTGTCGACCAGGTCCGCGAGCACTCCCTCCCCTAGCGCCTGAGCCACCACGTCCGAGTCGGTCGAGGAGCCGCACACTAGGCGGTGCAGCAGGGCCTGGCCATCGGAGTGAAACTCGTACACGTCCCCAAGCACCGACTGCGGCACGGCCGGCGGCGCGGGGTCGAACGCGCCCTCCTCGGCCGGCGGCACCACCAGGGCCGCGAGGCTGGCCAGCTGCTCCAGTGCGCTCGTGTCGAGAATGGCGTCGAGGTTGAGGTGGCTGAAGTTGTCAAGCAGGGCTTGGTAGTCGAACTGGCCGGCCCCAACGTTGCTCGTCACGTTGTATTCGTCGAGCTCGTCTTTCGTGAGCTGGCGATTGGGGGCGCGCACGTCGATAAACTCGTCGCCCCGGCCCACGTCGAGCAGGATGGCCAGGCGTTGGTGGCCAGCCAGCACCACGTTATCGAGGTTGATGGCCGGAATCTCGACCAGGTTAAACTTGTCCAGGCTGTGCACCAGGCGCGCGCGGCCCTCCGCCGTGAGGATGCGCGGGTTGTAGTTCAGCGGAATCAGGTCGCGCACGCGGCGCTGGGTGGTGTGCCATTCGAGGCGCAAAAGGGTCTCAGACATTCTTAGGGGGATTTAACTTGCTTAGGATTAGCGTGATTTCATTTTCCAGGTCGGCGAAATCGGCCGCACGGTCGGGGTTGTCGCGGAGCTTGCTCCGGAGGCTGCGCGCGTTCTGTAGCCGGCGGCGCAGCTCACCGGGGTCCGTGACCTGCGCCGTGGGCACCGGGCCAGGCAGGCGGCCATGCGCCTGCACGTGGGCTATCCTGGCCAGTAGCTCGACCTCCTTATCGGTCAGCTCCACGATTTGCCCGGCCAGCTTCTGGCGCTCGGTGCGGCGCAGGCCCTTGGCCGTGAGTTGCGGGTGCAGGTGGCTGCGCTCGTCGCGCACGGCCTTCAGTCGATGGTTCAGGGCAGATAGGGCTGCTGCGGCTTCCAGGCTCACCGCCGGGGCCGGCTCAGCAGTGGGCACCACCACGGGCGGGCTCACGGCCGCCTCGGGCGCCGGTACCGGCAGGCTCACGGCCGTCTCGGGCGCCGGCACGAGCGGCACCAGGCCCGCCAGCTCACGGGCCAGCACCTCACTGGCGTAGTCGGTGGCCGGCAGGGCGAAGAGGCGCTTGTAGGTCGCGCTGGCACCCAGGGCAGCGTAGAGGGCCGCGCCCTGGGCAAAGTCGCGCTCAGAGGCCAGCCAGGCCGTGATGTCGGGCAGTTTCATAGCCCGAAATTGCCGGCGCGCGCCACGGCAAAAAAGGACGCAAAAAAGCCCCGCTACCGGGTGGCAGCGGGGCTTTTTCCCTAGTTCACAGTACTTGAAGTTGCCGCCTCTTTTCGTCTTCGAATCGGCTCTAAGTAGGTGAACTTCGGGTCTTTCACCAACTCCTCCGCCTCGGCCAAGGTCAGCGTGCGCAGGTCGATGGTGCGCCCGAGTCGTTGAATTTCAATCCTCCCTGGGAGGACGGTGCAACGAAACTTCTCGGCTACTTCGGGCAGGAGCTGGTGGATTGACTTTGCCATCACTAGGGCTTCACTTTGATGTCACCGGCGTAGATGTTGAGGCCCGTGGCGTAGGCTTCGCCCTTCACGTTGAAGCCCCGGCGGCCGGCGCTGAGCTTGGCAGAGTCGTAGTCGAGCGCCAGCTCCACCGGCAGGCCCTCGGCGCCCACCTGGAGGTAGGTACCATCGGCATCGGGCACCAGCATGATGAGGCCCAGGTTCTTCACGATGCGGGCAAATTCGAGCGTCGAGGCCTGATTACCGGGGTGGAAGCCCTCGAAGTTGATTTTCAGCCCCCGGCCGTCGCGCTCACCAACGATGGCGGCCTTCAGGCTGTTCGAGTCCAGGGTGATGTACACCTTGGCCCAGCCATCGGTCGGGTCGAGAAACTCGTGGTTGTCGGCGATGATGGCCGTGTCGCCGGGCAAAAGGCCGACTCTGGGCGCCTTGGCGATTTTCTTGAAGGCGTCCTCACGGGCCACGTACACGTAGCCCAGCAGGCCGGGCGTGTTGTCGTCACCCTGCGGCCCCTTCTGGTGGGTGAGTGCGTAAGTATTCATGCTGAATGAATTAGTTGCTGATAAATGGAGAATTGCAAAGCCACTGCCGCCGGCCTACGAAGCCTTGGGGGCGTCGGGAATGAGTTGCAGCAAGCCCGACTTCTCCTCCACGAGCTTCTTCACCAGCTCGGCGTTAGCGGCCAGCTCGATGTGGGTAATGACTTTGTCGTCGAGGCTGAAGCGGCCGGCCAGCACCTGGTAGCGCTGCTTTTTGTAGGTCACCACCGAGAGGGCACCGGCCCCCTGGAGCTTGGCGGCGGCCAGCTGCTCGTCCTGGCCTTCGATGATGGCGTCCTTGGCACGCGCTTCTTCCACGAGCTGCGCGACGTGCGATTTGAGAGCCTCGAGTTCTTGCTCGGGCGTGAGGGGGGTGGTATTGTCTGCCACGGGAGGAGGGCGTTAAGTTGAAAATGAATGGGTTGGCACCGCCAAAGCCGGCTCACCCCGAAGGCTGAGCCGGCTGGTTGCCCCTGGGGGCGCGGGTGGCTGGGCCTAAATGGTCAGGTCCAGCTCGTTGGTGAAGACCGCCTCCAGCACGGGGAAGCCCACGCCCTTGTAGAAGTCGGTGTAGATGGCCACCTGGCGCTTGGCGCTTTCGATGCGCACCGCGCGCTGGTTGACCGTCTTCTTGGCCAGGCGCTTGCGGTTTTCCTTGTTGGTGGCCCAGATTTTCATTGAGTCGCCCATCGAGAGCAGGCCCACCACCGTGTGGTTAGTAAACTCAATCGGCACCGTGAGCAGGGCGTTGCCGTTGCCGTCGAGAATCGGGCGGGCCGTGGGGTCGGCGATGTCGGACTTATACTTCTGGTGGCGACCCTTGGCATAGCGCCGGGCCAGCGACAGGTTCATGCATACCTCCATCGCCTGGCCCCGATAGCGCAGGGTGAACTTGTCGACGAAGCTCTCGATGTACTCGCAGAAGGCCAGTGGGTCGGCGGGGATGGCGCCCAGGGCGATGGGCGTGATTTTGCTCTGCTGGATGCCCCGGTTGATGATGGTGCGGATGCCATCCATGCCGGTGCCGGCGGCGCCGGGCGTGCCAGGGGTCGGGGCCACGAGCTTACCGAAGTAAATCTCGTTCAGCTCGTAGTCCTCATCCATGCGCTTGTAGAGGTGCTCCTCTACCAGGTAGCGCACGAAGGGCCACTCGGTGCGGTTGAGTTTGTTGTCGGCCAGGAAGCCCAGCCACGAGTTTTCGAGCTTGTCGGGGTTTTCCTCCAGGTCCACCTTGAAGGGCGTCTGGGTCAGCAAGATGGGCGCGGCTTTGAACTCCCCGAGCGGGGTCCAGCCCAGCTGGAAGGGCTGCAGCACGCGGGTCAGTTCGGCGATGGCCATCTGATACGACGTGTCGTCGGTGGGAATCAGGCCGAACAGGGCCTCGGTTTGCGAGGAGATGTAGGGCTTGCTCAGCACCCGGGTCAAGTTCTGGCCCCCGTCGCGGTAGTAGGTGCCATACTCGGTTTTGATGTCTTCGATATCCATCGGAAAATACTTGTTATGAGAGGGTTGTAGAGTGGCTTGCTAGCCGGAGGGGAGGGATAGAAGGCTTAGCCGAACACGGGGTGGCCAGCCAGGGCCTTGTTGTGGGGCAGGTTGTCGATGGCCTGCTGATTGGCATCGGGCTCGCCCTGGCCCACGTCGGTTTTGCCAGCCTCGAGCGAGGGCGTGGTGTGGCTGGCGCCAGGTGCTTTGTCGAACTTGTCGGCCTTCACTTTGAAAGCATCGCGCTCGGCGACCAGGGCGGTGAGGTCGGCGGCCCCGGCGGCGGCCAGGGCGGCGTTGGTGGCGCTGACACTGGCCTCGGCCGCTTCGGTGCGGCCGGCCTTGGTCGTCAGCTCGTCGAGCACGGCGCCGGGCACGAGCTGGGCGCCTTTGATGCCGGCGGCGTCGAGTTCCTGGTTGGCCGCATCGACCTGCTCGGGCGAGGCAGCTTCGCCGACGATGGCCAGCAGGGAGGCACCGAAAGCGAGAACGGGGGCATCTGATTTGCCGAAAAACTTCATGGGGTTGAATGAAAAGGAGTAAGAGGTTGATTTAGAGGGAGCGGCCCTGTTGCACCAGGCGCACGCATTCGCCCAGCGCGTCCTGGAAAGAGCCCAGGCCGTCGATAAGGCCGATGTCGCCGGCCTCGCTGGCGAAGAAGGTTTTGCCCTGCGAGGCGCCCGATTTGTCGAACTTCTTGGCGTCGAGCCGGCTGCCGCGATTGTCGCGCACGGCCCCGAGGAAGCCGCCGGCAATTGCCGTCAGGTTGGCCTGCACGGCCTTATAGTCGCCGAGGCTGGCGGCGGCGAAGTCGGCGTTTTTCAGGCTCGACTGTTCGGCATAGACCTCGTGAAACTTCACGCCCAGCTTTTCAAAGTAGGGCTGGGCATCGGCCCAGCTGGCCATAACCCCGATGGAGCCGATGGTGCACGTCTCGTGGGTGGCGATGATGGTGTCGGCGGCCGAGCCAATCCAGTAGGCGGCCGAGCACATGAGGCCGTCCTCGCACAGGGCCACGACGGGCTTACCGGCGGCCTGGCAGGCCTTGATGCCATCGACCACGCTCTGGGTGCCAAACACCTGGCCGCCAGGCGAGTCGATACGCATCAGTACGGCCGAAATCTCGGTGTCTTTAGCCGCGCGCTGCAAGTCGCTGGCCAGGCTCATGAGGCCCGCCGGGCCGCAGAACTGGTCGGCCTTCATCAGCGGCCCCTCGGCCCGCAGCACCCGCACCAGGATGCCATCGGTGGTGCCCCCGCCGGTACCGCTGCCGCCGGCTTGGGCGCGGGCGGCGTAGGTGGTGAGCCCGGCCCGGCGCTGCACGGCGTAGTCCACCGGGGCGGCCTCGGCGCGCAGGGCGGCCAGGTCCTGGGGCGAGGAGGCCGTGGCCGGGGCGTTGCCCAGCAGCAGCCCGGCCACCAGGGGCATATAGGATTGCGCGTGCCCCAGGGAGATAGCCCAGGGCGAGGCGGAGAGGCGAGAAACTAGACCGAGACCGTGCATCTTTCAGGATTGAATGATGCAAAGCTGCCGGCCACCCGCGCCCGCAAAAAGGACACAAAAAAGCCCCGACCAGAGTGGTCGGGGCGGGTGAGCTAGCGCCGGCTAGCGCGGTAGAGTGCGGTGGCCAGCAGGGCCACGAGCGGCACGAGCAGCCACCAGGCGGGGAAGCTCATGGCTGGGAGAAGCGGCCCATCTGATGGGCCTGCTGCATATTGGCCAGCATCCACTCGCCGGTAATGATGGCGCGCCCGTCGCGGACTTCCTCAAACCAATCACCTTGCAGCATCGTGTCGACCTCAAAGGAGCGGCACAGCGCGCCCCAGTCGGCGGGGTCAGCGGTATTCAGCGTGACCGGCGAGCCCGCATTGCCCGGTACGTCGCGGATGGCCAGGATGCGGCCCGTCTGGTGCTCCACCAGGGTGTCGTTGTTGCCCTTGAGCACGGTATTGAGAGTCACAAAGCGCGTTTCGGGCAGGCGCTCGCCCAATTCTCCGTTTACCAAGCTAAAGAGCAGGAGTTTAACGCCGATTTCCACCGTGCATACGCCCGCATCGTCCTGCTTGTGGTAGAGGCTCCAGGCGCGGGCGACCTGGCCCACGCGAGATTCGTCCTGGACTACGTCATCGACGCGTAATTCGAGGTGCTTGTGGGCAGAAGCAAAAAAAGCCATTGTTGGGGTAGTTAAAAATTGTAAAGGGTGCCGTGGTTGCCGTGGCCCGACTCGTCCGTCACGGGCTGGGTGGGGTCGAGGGTGGCCGGGAAGGTGAAGCGGGCCAGCAAAGAGTCTGCTGGGGCGGCCGTGCGGTCGGCGAGTTCCGCCGCTGAGAACCGGCGCGAATAGAACCGCAAGTCGAATATTTCCACGTTGTTGACGCCGGCGCCGGTGCCTGGAAAGCCGGAAAGGAAATTGATGGTACCGACCTGCATGGCCGGCAGCTGAATCACCACGCGCACCCACTGGCCGGCCGCGCTGCCCAGCAGCGTGTTGTCGTAGGCTTTGCCGTCCACATAGTACTCCAGGCCAAAATTGCCGTCGACCACTGCGTAGAGGTTGGAGGCCGGCCGCGCGCTCAGTAGCCAGTACTCGTTACCTGCCCCCGGCTGCAAGTTACGCTTCATCCAGAAGGTCACGCAGCCCTCGGGTAATGTGGGGTTCGGGAAGCTAAAGCATTGGTTTTGCGCGGCTTTATTGAAAGCAAAGCCCACCTGCGGCTCGGGTGAGGCAGCGGGGTTGTACACCCGCCGGGCGGCGCGGCTGCCCCGCAGGTAGCCGCCCATCGGCCCGTTGAAAATTACCGTCAGGGGGTTGGCCGGGGTGATGGCCACGGTCTCTATTTCGACCTCAGCCCCATCGGCCAGCTCTTGGGGGGTGAGTACGCTGATGGCAGCATTCACCTCTGGCAGCGCCTGCTGCACGCCGGCCTGCCAGTTGCCAGCCACGCGCTGGTTGAGCTGAAACTTGGCGGATGTGGTGTTGTCGAATAAGGCCAGGTCGGTAAAAGTGTCCTGGGCTGATTTGAGCACAATGGCCGCGACGCGGGCGCCCGCGATGGTGGTGAGCTGCACGCGGCCCGCGCCCTGGCCGCCCCCGCCGCTGCCCGTGCTGCGGTGGTCAACAATCGTAATGCCGGCATCCACAAAACCGGTAGCAACGTTGCCGAACAGGTGAACTTCGCCGGTGCCCTGAAACGCCACGTAACTACCACCCTCAATGGTGATAGCGCCGCCGTAGAAGCGCATCGGCACCGCTATCCTATTATTTAAGAACTTGGGCAAGGTGGCCGGGTCGGAGCCAGCGCCATACGTGCTTAATACATCGATGCGGCCCAGCCGGCTGCCAGGCGCCTGGAAAACAAAGAAGTTCTCTACCCGCAACGCATCGCTGGACGTGCCTGGCAGCGATAAGACGGCGTTATTCGCCAGAAATAGCGTGGCACCTTCGCCGTTAGAGTAGGCCGCCCAGCCGGGCACAGCGGGGCTATTGCTTTGGCTTAGCGTTAGCTCAGCAACGTTAAACCGCTGAAATACCTTGCTGTCGGAGTCGGCCAGCGCCTCATCGAGCGTAAGATAGCCGGCCACTGTATCGCCGCCTTTGTACGCCATCACGGGCGACGCCTGCACGCCTAGCGTTGCCAGTTGCAACGTGTGCTGCGCCTGCACCTGCGCGCTGCCTTTGGCAGCCAGCAGCATATCGGCTTCGGCCTTGGTATAGCCGCCCGCACCACCGATACCTGCTGAGCGCGGCGCGGTGGTGTCGGTGGCCAGCTCGTAACTAACCGCGACCTGGTACTCCTCGCGGGTTTGCGGGTCGAGGCCGATGGTGTAGGCGTCTGCCTCGTTCACGTTGTGCCGCGAGAGGGCCACCACGAGCACGTCGTCGAGCGCATCGCCGCCGGCATCCACGCGGCCGGTAAGGCGGTACAACGTGCTGGGTACCAGCAGCCCATCGCTGCCGAAGTCGCGGCCCTGCTGCGCGCTCATTTCGCGGTAGGGCAGCGTGGGCGGCAGGGGTTTGAAGTCGGGTTTCCACTCGGCCGTTTCCTCACCTGGCGTAGGGGCTGGCAGAAAGCCTTGAATTTTAGCCTTGTAGTAGAGGCCGTCGAACGTGACCAGGTACTCTTCGGCATAGAAGCGCGTGGGGTCGTACGCTGGTACGTTAGCCTCGGCCAGCGGCACGAAGGTGGCCAGCATATCGGCGGCCAGCTCGCGGAACGAGCCCTCGGTGATGCGCTGGAACTCGTTGTCGGCGAAGCGGTCGGCCTGGCGCCGTTGAAAAATAGCGGGGGTAAGCACGGGCGCAGAAACTAAATAATGGAGAAAGCGACCCGGAAGCCCGAGCGCACGATGATGGTTTTGCCGGCGGGCACGGTGGCCAGCAGGTTGCCGGCGCGGTCGCGTAGGTACACCACGCCGCCGGCTCCGGTGCCCAGCTGCACGCCGCCGGTCAGGCCCCGGCCGCTCACGTTCCAGGTGCCGAGGTAGGGCCGGGCCCGGCGGGGCGTTTCGCCCTCCAGCACCCAGTCGTAGTTGTTGCGCTGATTTTGATAAATCTCACCCGAATCGTAGGTGTCGGTCCACTTGAGCGGCTGCTCGGGCGTGCCCACGAGTTGCACCTGCCCGTTGTGGTCGCGGTAGAGCGCCACCAGCTCCTGGCCCTCCAGGGCTTCAAGGCCAGCGGCCAGCTCGGCCGAATGGCGCGAGACCGTGCCCACGAGCTTCTGGGCGTAGCTCTCGCCGTGCCGGCCCAGGTCTTTCGGGGTCTGCTTGTAGCGCACGGTGCCGCGCGTGCTCACGAGCTGGAACCAGTAGGCGTCGGGCTTCAACTCAAGCTGGGCGATGGGCAGCTCGCCCAGGTCGTCGAAGTCGAGCAGGTCGGCCGTGCGGGCGTACCACAGCGCCTCGATGCCGCCCAGGTTGTCGGCCGGCTCCTGCCGCACGTTGCGCAGGGCGTAGGGAGAAAGCATAAAGCTGGACTAGGGGACAAACTGAAACATTTTTTCTGTCAAATTCCGGCCTTTGGCTACGCCACGAGCCGGTGCTGACCCAATGCCGGGGTTAGGGGACAAACTGAAACACGATTCTGGGCGGCCGCCGCGAGCCGGCGCTCGGCATCGTAGCGCTGCCAGGCCTTCTTAAGGGCGTCGTGGGTGATGTCCTCGTCCTGGAAATCGTACTTGGCCCGAAACTGCTGGATAGCCCCGTACTGGCTCAGCCCGAAGGCACGCCGGTTGTCCACGAGCCCGTAGAACTCGGTCTTGATGACGTCCTCCACGAAGTTGTTGAAGTCGATAATCTCTTTCGAGTTGAGCGCCGTTAAACGCTTCTGCAAGATAAGGTTACCCTCTACCGACACGCCGAAGGTGGCCGTGTAGCGCTCGGTAAAGCCGTTGAGAAAATTGTTCTTGCGCTTGCGCTCCAGCAGCAGGCGCAGGTGCCGGCCAAAGGCGTCGAGCTGCGTGAGCTTGTAGCCCTCGCGCAGGTGGTGCAGCAGGTACTTGCGCACGTGGGGCTTGACGGGAATGGTAAAGGTGTGGAGCATGAAACGCGCGGCCTGAATTAGTAGCAGAAAATTACCGCCCCTCCTCCCCCGCCTCAAGGACGGCTAAGCGGTCTGCGTCCCGAAAAATTCACATCGCCGGGGTGCCGCGCCGCCGGCCCCACTGGCCTCACACAGGGACTGCCAGCTTTGGACGGGCAGTTGCGCGGCTTAGGCGAGAAGGCTCGGTTTGCGGTAGCTGCCCCCTTGACCTTTGAGGCATGCAATTCTTCTCCTCCTCCCACCCCCGCCTGGCCACCGTCCAAAGCCGGCAGCGCGTAGTAGCCGCCGCCATCGATTTTACCCAGGGCACGGCCCTGGCCCCGCAGCAGTACGAGCGCGCCCTGCTGGATTTGTTCGTGCGCGGCTTTCTCACTATCGACCAGGTCATGGAGCGGCTGGCGCCTTACGCCACCCACTCGAAGCGAGGCTAAGGCGAGCCGGCGGCCCGCTCGCCCCGGCTACAGCCAGGCGCCGTTTTTAAAGCGGCGGATTTCCTCGCCCGTGTGCTGGTCGTAGAGCAGGGCCACCTTGATGTTGTCCTTGGTTTTGGTCACGTAGCGGTCGTGGCGCTTGATTTCTACGGCGCGGGGGTCGGCGGCCAGGCGGCCTTCGGGCAGGTTATTGCGCCCGTACCAGGTGCGGGCGTTGCCGTCGAGGTAGTAGACCACAAGCTTGGTGTGGGCCTGAGCGATGAATTTCTGGACCGAAGTCGAGCGGGTAGTTGCCATAAAAAAGGGGTGTTAGTGGATTAGGTGTGGACAATGGGGGTCAAAGCGATGCGGGTCGGGCTGGGCACGTTGGGGGCGGCCACCTGGGCGTAGTAGCGCTGCAAGGCGTCGGCCCCGTAGGCCTTGAGCTTGGCCTCGTGGTAGCGGAAGAGTTGAATCTGGCTCATGGCCTGGGTGCGCTTGGGGGCAATGCCCAGCCGGTGGGCCTTGAGCGCCCGGCGGGCCAGCAGCAGGGCCCGGCTGATGTTGCGCTGGCGGTTGTTGACCTCCTGGCGGGCCAGCCAGGCCTCGGTGCCGATAAAGCCGCGCTGATTCTCGGCGTCGAAGTAGCCGGTGCCGACGACAAACTCGGCAAAGGGACTGGGGGCAAACTTGTTAGGGTAGCGCTCGAAATACGCCGCCGCCAGGTCAATGCGCTGCAAGACCTGCTCGTGGTAGCGCTGCCACTCCCCTGCCGTGAGCTGGGGGCCAAAGCCCCGGTACACTCCGTACCACATGGCTTGCAGCGCTTTGTGCTGCTCCGCCTCGTCGAAGCGGCGGCTGGGGTAAATCCGTTTCCAGGCGTAGTGCCAGGCCTGCACCACCAGGCCCAGGCGCTCGGCTTGCTGCTGGGCCGCCGCCGCGCCGCCCGCCCCTTCTTTCGTCGCCTGGCGGGGCGCTGCAGGGGCGGTGGGGGCCGGGTTTGCCCCTGCCTGCGGCCCTGTGTTGCCAGTCAAGGCACCCGCGCTCCTTGGCGCCGATGGCGTTACTAACTTTTCCACACGGCCGATTTCTATTTCCTTTTTATCCTGTTTTTCCAGTGATACAATAAGCGGAACTTTTGTCGCCGGCCCCGGCGTCGCCAGGGCGGCGATTTTGGCCTGTTTAGGGCCTTTTTGGGCCGCTGGGGCCGTGTTCCAGACGAACTCGGCCGCCAGGTAGACCTCGAAGTTGGCCTTCGTGCCGCGAAAGACTTTGCGGGCGATGAAGCCGATTTTTTGCAGCTCGCGCAGGTGGTCGCGGATGGCGCGGGCCGAGACCTGGCGAAAGGCGGCCAGGCGCTCGTTGTTGGTGGCCACGGGCGGCGGGGTGGCCCGCGCGTCGGTAGCGGGCTCGAGCAGCAGGGGCACGCGCCGCAGCTGCTCGATGGCGTCGATGGCCCACACGAGCAGCACCCGGGCCGTAGCCTGGGCGCCATCGCTGAGGGCCTTGGGGCGCACGAGATACTGCTCCAGCTTGCCCTTGACGGTGCGCTGGCGCACTTGCAGGGGCAATTGGCTGCGCAGGCGCTTGAGAAACTGAGCGAAGCGGCCGTAGGCTGAGCGAAGGGTGTAGGGGAGCGGCAACAAGCTTAGGGCTGGTTGAAACGTGGAAAAAAAGAAGTGTGGCCGGGGGCGGTATGGGCAGCCCAAAATCCGCCGCCGGCCGAACCTGCGTGCAGGCCCTGTGCTCCCCTCGCCCGCGTCGAGCGGGCATCCACGGGACCTGTGCCGACCGGGAAGAGGCAGGCCCGCGTGTGTCTTCGTTAGACGACAAGGGATGAGTTGGTGCGCGGGCTAGACCGCTGGCCTCTGGGGCGGCGGCAGGGCCGCGTCGAGCCCGCGCAGGCGGGCCGTGAGGCTGTCGCGCTCGGCCCGCAGGCCTTGCTCCTCCCCCACGTCGGGCCGCAGCTGGCCGCTTTCTATCATGTCCAGCTTGAGGCCGATGTTGGCTAGCAGCTGGTACACGGCGTAGCGCTCGTCTTCCAGGCGCAGGCGCTGCTTGCGGGTAAGGTTCGGGGCGGGCCGGGCCGAAAGGGGCCGCACCACGAGCTCGTGGCCCGCCCGGCGCACGTTTTGGAAAGCGCAGGCGAGCTGCGTCGTCTCGGGGGCCGAGGAATACACCGTCACCTGGCTCACGACACGAGGTGGGGGTTACGGGCGTTTTCCTGGTACTGCTCCGAGGCCAGGCGGGCGGGGACGTACTGCGCGTCAGCCTCCATTTCTTGGCGGCGCACCTGGTGCACCTTGCGCAGGGTCAGCAGGCGGGCCATCTTATCCAGGCACTCCTCGTGGGCATTGGTGCAGGGCTCCAGCGCATACAGGCTACTCGCCTGGCCGCTCACGGCCTCGGCGTAGAGCGCCAGGGCCTCGTCGTGCTCCTGGGGCGTAAGGTCGGCGAACTCGTCGCCGGTCAGCGTGTCAATCGACATAAGAAAACGGGAAAAAGAGGGTGAGCGCCCGCCTAGGCCACCCGCAGGTGCGGGGGCGCGGTGGGCGTGGTGAGTTTGGGAAAAGGCGCCGGCTCGAGCTCAGCTGGGGGCAGCAGCAAGGGGGCGGGCAGCGCGTCGAGGTCGAAGTCCTCGCCCCGGTGGTAGGCCAGCAGCGCGGGCCAGGGGATGCGCGGCTCGCTCGTGAACTGGTAGGCCCGCAGCTTGACTACCTCGCCCGATTTGCCGCGCTTGCCCTTCTTGAGCCAAGCGCGCACGGTGCTGGGGTCCACGTCGAGCACCTGGGCCAGCTTCTGCACGCTGTAGAGCACGACTTCGGCCTGGCCCGCCGCCTGGGGGGCCGCGCCGGCCACACTAGAGCTTACCAA